CGTGATGGCGCGGTCGGTGAGGCCGATCAGGTTGGTGTACTGGCGCCGGAGGATCAGCGATCGGTGGTGTGCCGTGAAGGCGAGGCCGAGGCCGAGATCCGATTTGCCACCACCGCCCTGGCCACCGTAGAGGAGCACGTCGGCCGGGCAGAAGTAGGCGTCTGTCTGCGGGCCTGGGTTGGGGATCCACTTCATATCCCCGGTCTGCTCCTCTACCTCCTTCTCGAGTTGTGCGCGTGTCTGCGGGTCCAGAGCCTCGACCTTCTCGAGGAGCTCATCCAGCAGGCTCATTGCCGTCCTTCTTGGCTGCGCCCTGGCTCAGCAGGTATCCAATGCGCCTGGCTACATCGAGCGAGCTCTTGTCCTCGACGACGATGGGCTTCTCCTCGTCGCCGGCGAGCGTGTGGTGTGACTTGTCCCCATATGTTCTGGGGTGCAGCTTGCCCGTGTGCCACTTGATGGCATCGATGCGCACGCGAGCACGGTTCACGTCCTCTTCGAACTGAGCGATTTCATGCACCTGGTCCGCGAAGTGGTCAGCCTGGCGTTCGCGCGCGCGCACGTATTTCTCCCGGAACTCATCGTGTTCCTGGAGCCAGCGATAGACCATTGACTGCGATGGCATGTCCTTTGAGGAGCAGATCGAGAGGAGTGAGCGGCCTGATGCGATCTCCTCGCAGATGGTATCTGCAATGGCTTCGCTGTACTTGGATGGCCGCCCTCTCTTAGCCTTGGCTGACATGACCAGCTCCATTGGCTTTGGCCTTACGCGGTCTTCCACGCTTTTTTGCCGGTGCGGTCTTCTTCTTGGCTGCTTTACCGTGGTACTTGAGGGATGCCTTAGCGGATACGATTATGGGCTCGCCCGTGTGCCCGTTTGGCTCGGCAGCCATGAGGTGGGGGATCTCAGGCTGAGCTGGAGAGGGATTGGCACGGGCGAGCTCGTTGGCCGTGGGATCAGAGACCCAGGTCTTGAGCATGTAGCGGCAGTCGTCGAGGGCTCCCTTGTAGAACCAGAAGGCGCCGGTCGCTTCTTGCATGCGGCCCTCGGCGGATTTCATCTGGGCGGTGAGCTCTTCCTCACGCTTGAGGAGCTTGATGTGCATGGGATCGTTCTCGCGCATGCCGTAGAGGGGCGGGTGCGAGAGGAGATCTGACTCATGCGGGATGGTGACGGTGATGCCGAGCTCGCGAGCGCGCTGGATGAAGTAGTGGCATCCGCTGCGCTGGAACTCCCATTCTTCCTGCGCCGACATGTCCACGCCGTAGAGGGCGATCTCGGTGGCGCCTTGGTGGATTGCCAGGGCGAACATCCAGGACAGTGAGCTGGTGAAGAAGAAGGGACCGAAGCGCTTGATCATCTCGTCCTTGGGGTAGGCGACGGATGAGGGGATCTCGGCGACGGGCTCGATCATGTAGACCGGGCAGCGCTGTTGCGCCATCCACATGCGATAGTCGACACCGAACCACGGTTTACCGGGTTCCCAACGGTGCAGTTCGAAGAACGCATCACAGCGACTGACGTGCGCGATGCTGCCGGGCGAGCAGGCCCAGATCTTCCAGGATGGATCGTTGTAGGGCGCCAGGCGTACTGAGCTGGGCGCTGATCCGACGAGAGCTACCTTCATTCTATTGCCTCCAGGTTGAAAGGCCCGCCGCGGGCCTGGTTGGTTAAGCTGCGGGCTCGTCGCTGCTGGGGAACCAGGAGCTGAGCCACTTCTTGAGGGGTGCGGGTGCGCGCAGATTGATGTCGACGACGAAGCCACCGAGCACGAAGCCGGCGACCAGACCGAGTGAGAACATGATCATCGTGGATCTCCAGAAGGAAAAAGGCCCGCCGAAGCGGGCCTAGAGTGATTACGAGCTCGTTGAGATTGACTGCCAGAGCGTTGACGGGGGTGAAGTCGCCAATGCCCAGATGCTACCTGCCTCAACCGTTGATGGTATGCTGACCAGTGTCACCGCTGATCCGGCGTTGATGAGCGACAGGGCTGCGCCTATCGGATCACCTCCGGTTGAACCCCAGATGCCATGATCAGACGAATCGCGTGTGATCGTCATGGTTGCTGTTGACACCGAGGAGGCATTAACAATGACCTTAACGACACCCGCAGATGCTGGTGACGGTAGGGTGTGTGAGGCTGTCGAACCCGACAGGTACGACACGCCCGAGTCCGCCAATGTTGAGGCTGCCGTTGATGACTCGATCGGCAGGCGTGTGCCGGGCGTGCCAACAACATAGCCTCCACCATCGAGGCCGAGGCGACGGCCATGGAGAGAAGTCAAAATCTCAGAGTCGTGCTTATCAAGCGCCATAGCTTGCATCCTTTGCTTGTTGCTGTTGCTGGTGGATGGGTACGCGGTACTAGCCGTGAGCTCGGGGCGCTTGAGGCCGAGCTATTTCAATGGCTTAGGGTCGACTTGACAGATGTCACGAATCACCCTATATTATGACATGTAGGGAGTTGAGTTGAGTGAAGGCCAGCCCGTCAGACGGGAGCGGCCAGGACGTCAGGGTTAACGGAGCGGTTGCCAACGTCCTCAAGCCGGAGCCAAGAGAGAGTCCTCCAATGTGACGGTTCACAAAGGAGAGACTGAAATGCGGATGAGCGAATCGCAGAAGCAGGCTTGCATGAAGGGCCTGCGGGAAGCGGAAGCGAAGCTCAACAAGATGGGCTTCTACCGGGTGTGTGCGGTGCTGGCGGACGATGGTTCGTCGGGCATTCACTACTCGAACGGCAAGGGTCAGAAGTTCAAAGTGAACTTCGACCTGAGCCAGGAACGGATCGTCGTCAAGGCGATCGCGGCTTGATCCGGCGGCCCTACGGGGCCGTCACTTTAGAGGACTCTCAGACAGCCTCCTGGTGGATCACACCAGACCAGGAGAGAGACGATGGCGAAACGCTCCAATGCAGAACACCGGCGGTTCCTCGCGGCTCAGAAGGCACTCCACAAGGATTGCCCTGAGCGGTTGTGGGAACGCTACCGGGTCTACATTGATTGCATTTGGGATATGCCTGACTGGCATCCCAAGACTTTCAAGGAGTGGGTCAACGACTGATCCCTGGGTCACCCTACGGGGTGATCCTCCAGGGGGCTGTCAAACAGACCACCGTGTAGGGCGATCCTGCCCAAAACGGAGAGAACTGATGTCTACTCGCGCAACCGTAACTCTGCTCGATGCTTCTGGTAGCAAGCTGAGCTTCTACCGGCATTACGATGGTTACCCTGCGGCGATGGGTGCCGACCTGGCGCGCAAGCTCAAGAAGATGAGCAAGCGCAACAAGCACTACCAAGGCTGGGCGGCATTCGCGAACATGCTGATCGAGGATACCTACGAACAGCAGGCTCACGAGACCAAGCCCAAGCGTGTGTACGAGATCACCGATGCTGAGCACGGCGACCTCGATTACAAGTATGCGGTCATGTTCGACAAGAACAACGACGTGACCGTCCACGTTTGGGAAAGCCGCTGGGTGAACAGCGAGCGGAAGTGGACTAAGCACGCGATGTTCGAGATTGGCTTCCGTCACTATGTGGCCCGTGAGTGCATGGACATGCGCAAGCGGATCAAAGACTGGAACGCCAAGAACAAAGCGGCGTGATCTCCGGGCGGTCCTTCGGGACCGTCCTACACGGTGGTCTGACCTGCATCCTTGAGGGCGATCCTGCCCTAAAGGAGAGAGACGATGGCGAAGAAAACGAACCTTCAAGCGCTCAGCGAAGCGATGGGTAAGATCATAACCGCGAAGAACTACGTGGCATGGTCAAAGATCAAGAGCTTCGATGAGCAGGAGAAGTTCTACAACTCGCTTCTCTGCTTCTACGGCTTCCCCTGCGTCGCCGAGTTGCGGGACGAGTTGGATGCCGCCTTCGAGTACGAGCACGACATGCTCGAATATGAGAAGCGGTTCGTCGAGGATACCCCGGCGCTCGATCCACCCTGGTGGCAACAGCGCTGATCTCCGGCGGTCCTTCGGGACCGTCCTCAAGGATGCAGGACTGGTTAGCGGCAGGCGCTTCTGCCTGTCCATGGAGGATACCATGCACCTTTACGAGTTCAACGCGCACGACGCACACATCCCTGGAACCATCATCGGGCTTTACAAAGCCCACCGGTTCAAGAGTGAGGCGGATGCGCGGGCCATCACCGACAAGTGGGACGATGAGTTCACTGGTTGGTCGATCGAGGCCATCGAGTATAATGACGAGGTCTTGTTCTACGCCGTACTCATCTACGATGAAGACGACGGCAAGGTCATCGGCATCCTGTAACCTCCAGCGCTCCTTTGGGAGCGCCTTCCGCTGACCAGAAAAGGAGTTCAGCATGTCTGAGAAAGCCAAGCTGACTGACGATGACAGACAAAAGCTCCACGAGGCCTTGCAGGACGTCATCGATCAGATCAACGCCGAGCGTATCGAGAAGGGTGAGCGGATAATCTCGTTGAGCCGTCAACGTATCGCCCACGCTCTCGCGTT